GTTCGAGTTTCAGAGTAAACACTATGAACCAAGCACAGATGATTTATTCCTAGTTTATACCGCTATAGACGATAGTTTCAATGCCAATGGTTGGAGAGTCGAAGATATTGACAAAAACATAACATCTGGATTGGGTAGACCAGGCGTAATAAAGCCCAAGGATCCAACAAACCCAGTAGACCAAAAGCAAGAAGGTAATTACGTCCATCCTGAGTTTCCTGGTAGCTCATTAGTTGAGTTATTACAGAATCAGGAAGCGTTTTCGATCGCTAGAGCGGTTAGATTGGATAAACCTAGTATTGGTGAGAACAGGGATTGGCGGGTTTGGCTTCAAATCACGGATCCCAAGGCCAAGCTAGCCCTAAAGAACGCCTCTGCCGATTATCCTAAATACATATCACCGCAAGTTATAACCTTCCCTAGCGACTTTCCAGAAGAAGACCGAGCAAATTCATTCAAACACTGGATTATCTCACATTGGGCCTTTGTTGACGTGCCAGCTTATGGTGAACGAATGAAGGTAAGAGGTTCTTGCTTTGGTGATATAAACAACTGTAAGATAAAGCTACAAAATGCCTCAACTGCTGGTTTCTGTGTTGAGGGAGCAATCAAGGCTCTTAGTAGTTCTCACATTACAAATTCGACAACTTCAAACATAATGTCAGATAATACAGCGAGTCAACCGATTCAAAGTAACTCGCAACAGGTAAGTTCAAACCCTCCAACTGGTGGGATAACTTATGCATGGACACCAGTAACTACGACAACATCAACTAATACCAATCAACCAGTTAACAATATTCCATCAAAACAAGAACAAGAACCAGGCACAGACAATAAACCAGGTCAGCAAAGAGGCGAGGTTCCGGCGTCAAACGGCCCACCTAACAAGGAAGAGCCAAAAGAAGCACAGGCCCCAATTAACAAAGACCTACCAACATCTGTTCCCGAATTACAAAAGATGTATCTAACATTACAAGATGCATTGCGTGATGTGCAAAAGGAATTTGCAGCACTAAAGAAAGACAACGAGATCAGAAAGCAAACAGAGCAACGCTACTTCGCAGCCTCAAAGGTAGCAAGATATGCTGATAGATTCAAATCAAAAGATGCTTTCGAGAAAGAAGTTGATACCGCATTAAGATATTCTTCTGTAATGTCAGAACAAGAACTAGAGCAATATCTGGCTGACAAATTCGGCAAACAAGTCACACAAACACCAGTGGCTAAATCAGCGGCTATTGTAGCTGTTCCAGATACAAACAATCACGATGTGCCAGACTTCAATGTGAAGCAAAATAATGCCTCATCTGTTAGTTCTGATAACAACAGAAAATTTATTGAATTAATGGATATGTTTGAAAACGGAGGCTCTATCTAATGGGAGTCCCAGCAGGTTATTCATTAGCAGAACCAGGTTTTGGATTTAAGCAACTTGGAGCACAACCAAAAGCAACAACAGGCGGCAGCGGTATGCTCTATGGCGATCTCTTGACATGGGATAATACAAATCATAGATGGACTAAGGCAGCAGGCGCAGGAGCACCAGGAAGATACGGTTTCTGTGGCAACACAACAATTCTATCACAATCGACTAACAATATTACAGGAGTAGTAACCACTACTAGAGGCGCAGCGGATACAGATCCAACGTGTTCTGTTATAGTATCAGGTAGAATCCTTAGAGTGGCCGATGGTGCAATTCCACCAGGATCGGCAGTAATTGCAACAGCAACTAACCCACTTGATAAGGTAAAGGATTATGGAGCATCAACCGATTTCGATTTGATTATCGGGACATATGTGCTAAACATAACCCAGCATCATGACATGGATGCAGCACTTCCGGCAGCAGCCGATGGTGATATCATAGTGATTGACGTAACCGAGAAACAACCAGTGGTGACAGCCTAATGAGTTACACAGCACCTAATTACGGCTATGCAACTAACAACAATCCTGAATACATTCAATCTCTAGTTTCAAAAGAGGTTAGAAAATACCAAGACCAGGGTAAAGTTCAGAATGCAATGTATAACCCAAAAACTGGGTATATACATGTAACATCTGAGAGTGTAGACAAGATTGCAAGTGAACACTGGAATAATTGGCCGAAGGTAGCCAACTACGAAACATACAAGAAATTAAAGGCACAGAACGCTAGCGGCCAAAAGAATACTGACCAGGCAACTTATGACTACATAATGCCTGAATTCCAAGACCAGGCATTACGGTATTACGACCAATACAAAGCCAGAGGCGCGGCAGTAATTACAAGCACAGAATTCCCACAGATAACAGTTACACAAGTATCACAAGCCCTACTAAATAGACAGCAGTTAGTAGCACAGAAATACAACCTATTGAATATACCAGAGAAACTAACAGTCAGCGATACAATCAACATCGTCTACCCTGAGTATAACAACACGACCCAAACAGTCAGAGTTGGATACAAAGAGAACGAAGCAATAGACACGTCAGGCTATGGAAGCTTTACTCAAACCAACGTCACGCTAAAGAAAGCAGGTGCGGGTATGGCCTTTACCGAAGAATATTACATGAGACAATTCACGATGGACATTCAGGCCTTAATACTCGAAAAGATAGCTCTCGACTTTACAGCAGCACGCTATAACCGTATATTAGCAAAGTTACCAAATCTGACAGATTTAGCAGGTGCGGATTGGGCAGCTTATACCGCTGGAAATCTCCAATCAACAAACAGGCCATACAACGACTTGAACGCGGCATATGTAGCGACCAACAGCGACAAACTAGCAAACATCGATACCATCATAACAAACCAACAACAATTCATTGACTTTTACTCAAACACTTGGGTCAAAGGTCTATTCAACAACGACGCAGCTAGCACAGCGCGATTAAACCAGATAGTAGCAAATCCACCAGGCATAACTTGGGCCAACCAGTGGGTAATTAATGAAGACATTGCAGCAAACAAAGCATACGTATTCGATCACCGCTTCCTGGTAGACATAGAAGGGCCACGCAAGACACAGCAGATAAACACATACAATCCAGACCAAACCATATTCATTCAAAAAGAATGGTTTGATATCGTAACCCCAAGCACAAGAACGGGATGGGGTAGAGAACTCACAGGCCTTTAATCGGCCAAACCCAAACCCAAACCTAAACCTTTTTACTTTCTTTTACGTTAAAGTTATTCAGTCATATTTATGCTCTATAACGATTCAGCAGCACAGCGATTAGAATACGAGAAGTTAGGCCTGGTCTACGAAGAAAACGAGGAAGATAAGGCCTATCAACACGCACTAAAACAGATACAGAACGACCCAAACAAGAAGGAACGCATTACCAGTATGATTCGCGTTGCAGTAGCACCAGGCGAAGAATACATTGTTTATCATCATACATGGGAAGGAACAAATCCTATCGGCTCACATGTAAAAACAACTCAAACAAATGTCGGTATTTATGGCAAATTTGACCCCATCTATGAACGTTTTATCACAGAAGACAACACTTACGGCCAAAAACTGGTAAGCAAGAACACAGACACGGCTTATTTCATACCCTTCACCAAGGAAAAGGCCGAAGAATTGCATAAACTCTGTAACGATATCACATCAAAGCCAGGCAGCAGAACTTCCTATTACGTTATGCCAGAGGGGGGAACAAAAATAACCGTAGAATCATACAAAGATTGGTTAAACGGTGAGTTTGAAGACTTGCATCAAAATGGCAAAATAACTTTACAAATACAAGAGAAAGTGAAACGATAACTAGAGAAACTAAATGGGACAATGGACAATAGAACGCACCATATTTTTTTATACGATGGTTATAGCAACAGGAGTATACCTAATTCTAGCAGTTAACTTTCTTTCATTTCAAGGATTTATCACATCGAAAAACGAAGAATTAACACACGATAACTCAAAGGTATTGCATCACATGAATGAGGCTCTAATGAGCAATGCAACTCTCAATATAAGCAAGGAAAATCACCAAACCCTAGAAAATATTTACCTCATTCTTAAAAATATGTCAAGACTACATTAACCTTGTTAGTCAGTGGTTGTTAGTAATGTTTCTTTTAACATCTGGATATGGGGAATGGTTGTGAGTCTATAATAGATGGTAGAGATAGACCCAACCGGATTCATAATTACACTTGTTGTAGGCATTGGTGTCCCTCTACTACTGTTTTCAATGAAGGGGTTCGGTAAAACGGCCGAGGGAACATTAACAGGCACTATAAAGATTGAAGGACTAAGGGCTAATGTTGTTGAGGTAAAAGAAGAAATGCAAAAAAACTTCGATAGGCTTGAAGCAATATTAGGTAAGCGTGATGAAGAAATGCGTAAATCATTCAATGACGTAAATCACAGAATAGAACAATTGTCTCAGAAGGTAATGTTAAACGAGTATAGAATAAAGTCTCTAGAGAGAACAAGGGTAAGCAATGCAGAAAGGGACAGAGACAGATATAGTGAGGATAGCACTAACGGCAATGGATAAGATAATAATCAAGTGGCCGCAGCTAACAACAGCGCAAGTAATACTGGCAATAGTGCTATTCATGAGCATCTGGCTAGCCTTCCTCACCGTTGATATCTCATATAATAGAGCGGTAAATACTGCTAACACTAAAACCCTGGTAGATCAAACCAATTCCATACATAAGATACTAGAGGCACAGGGCAATCTATCAGGCCAACAGAGACAGCAACTATTACACCAGTTTGCAGTAATATCCCAGCATGGAGGCTTTGCAACACAGGAAGATACCCAGCAAAATAAGGCAATACTATCTGATCTAAATCAATCATCTGCTGACAATAAGGCCATAATATCTAGTCTAAATCAATCATTTACAGGAATAAACGCCAAACTTGATAAACTTGATAAGTTGCTTAATCATACCAGGTAGTAGTATCAAAATATATGGCAGCAATAGATCCAGGAGCATTTGAGGCAACGGTTTTAGTAGCCGTTATTCTAGCAGGCGCAGCAAGAACGTTAATACCATACCTATCAAAGAGACAAGGCGATATAAGCGCTGGCGTAGACCCTAGGCCGTTTAGTTGGAATTATATCATAACTGGACTGTTAGGTATAATTCCGGTAGCAGTAGGTTCAGTCTTGTTATTACCAACAATACTGCCACAGGTTTCAACAGGTGGGAGTCAATTGATGGTCTTCATAACAGCATTTGGCCTAGCATATACAACAACCGACTTGGTAAACAGAAACGTTTCAACACTTACCCTACAAACACCGTTAACACCAGACCTTAGAGCAAAGATGGGTTCAATCGAACAACCGAAACCAGATCTTCCTGTAAAGAAAGAGGATATACCAGGGCTAAAGAAAGACCAACCAGCCTAGCAGCTAATCGCTTTTCTCACTTATCTTTTGAACTTCCCCTAATTTCTTAACAACAGGATCCGGTGATAAATCCGTAGATTTAGCAGGATTGTTTTCGTAATATTTCTGGTTATCAGTTCTCCAACCATTTAACTGATCTTCTATTATCTTTTTAGCCTGGTCAGGCACACCAGGAATTAGGTTAATTGCCGTTGATAACCCACCTAACAATTCCTCAATACCCTTATCTGTTTGCTTTAAAGACTCTGCTTGGGTCATTACTGTTTCCGCTGCTGTTACTGTTCTGTTATCAAATTTGTTCTCATGCTTATCTGATTTCTTCCAGCGATATGCAAGACCGGCAGCAACCGATACAAGCCCCCCAAGTGTTGTCGCATCTAAAGCCGGAGTTGTCGAGCCAGAGCCAGAGCCAGAACCATTCTCTCCCCCTGCCTCGCTGCCCGTTACCTTTACGCTTAGCGGAACTTGTAGATTTGCGGTCGTGTTTACTCTTAGCGCATAGGCATGAGGTAGAGCGGCAACAACTAGAAGCAATACCATAACAACACTAACAGGATATTTCATTATCTATCATGTATTAGTAGGCTCTAAATATTTAGTCCTAATGTTTACTGACAATACCCACCAATCGGTTTCTGGATTCTGAATGTTTGAAAAGGTTCCAGCACCATGAAAGTTCTGTAAGCCCTGAGTTGTAGAAAACTGTGTAACTGTCAGATCGTCAATACCCTGACTTTTTAGGGTAGCAGGAACGGCCCCCCTAACAACTAGATATTTTTCCAGAAAGTTAGCAAACTGTTTTAGATACGGCGGCTTACCTTCCTGAGTCCATATAGTCATAATGTATATGCTACAAGATGTATTCCATTGCACAGCAGAATTGCCTAGGTTAAACCTGTGTGGTTGTTGGAAATCTTCAGAAACAATAAACGCAGTATCCTTAACCCCACCAGCAAACTCATTCCATAGTATATCGGCCTCAGCAGGTAGAACAGTAGGATCTGACAAGGCCAAACGATAAGGCTCGTATAACGGTCTTATGTAGTTGTAGACTAGCTCATCTGGATATAGGATAACCAATGCTAAGGCTGACCATTAACCCAATAAAACCCATCATTAAACGACTCATTCTCATGTTTTGTCCTTCTAAGCATAGGAAACCTTGAACTAGCCCAGATAGTGCCCTGTGGATTAGACGGATATGTAACAGGTTGAGATGAGCTAACATAGTCACCAGTTACGTTAGACGTATCAAACTTTGTTATGTTCTGAATAATAAGCATGGCCTCATCCCAAAGCCGCTGTTGTGTTGGCTCTGTGCCATTGATGTTTATCAGACATTCGGCCGCAGCTAGGAAACGTGAGGCCTTCTTTACTGCTGGATAATCCTGATCTGAATTAGTCCAAGTCTTAAACGTCATTCTGTTAATCTGTGAGTCAGCGGAATCTATAGCTGATAGTATAGTGGTTTGGGATATTTGTTGTCTAAGATTGCCTAACAAAGCCCTAACCTCGTCTTCGGTAGAATATGCCATTTTTCTTAGTTCTCATGTCTAAAAAACACCCCGCATTATTAAATGAGCTATATTCCAACTGGAGCTGCCGATATTGTCAAGCAGCCACAGTTTACAGAAGAAACAACAGATGGGACTCTTCCATTAGCAGGCCCAACATTCGTATCATGCGGTTTCGTAGAATCGCTAGGCGAAGATATAACCGAGAATAATAATCAGGTTAAACCACTAGGTTCATACGATGTTCAAAAGAAGATTCAGTTAAACGAGGAAATCAGTAGTGAGATTGTATTTCAGCCATCAGACTTTAAACTAATGAAGCGGGGAATTCTAACCCCTGTATCACCGTCAACAACTCCGGCAGATCCTACAATGGTAGCACCAAACGGAACAAACGGAGTCAGCATATCAATTCTATTCACAGCACTTATCAACGGAACAGAGAAATGGAAAGTATACAAAGGCGTCCGTTTTGATGGATGTAGCGGAACAATAGAACGAGAATCAGGCTTTAAGGTAACAATGCCCTTTCACGCAAAGGACGTTACCGATTGGACAGCGACACCAACATTCTCACCAGCAGCAACATACGCGGCAGCACCTTCACTAACTCCCTGGTCTGGTATTACATCAGGAGCGGATCCACTAGACATTAACGGAACAAAATATGATACAACTTCATTCAAATTTGATGTTTCATGGACTATAGCAAGACCGTCTTTCAATGGCTTGACAACATACAAGTTGTCAAAGCCTATCAAACGAGAGATAAAGGGATCGTTTAACACGGTTACGATAGGTGGGACATTGGTAGGAGATCTCAGAGGCTTTACAGCAAGAAACATAGCCTATACAATAGTTAGCGGTGGAACAAATAAGATAACATTCAACGCCTGTAACTTCGATACATATAGCAAGCCAATATCAGGAGATTCAGACGAGATATGGATGGAGGAATACGAATTTCAAGCAACTGGCGGCGTAACGTTTACCGGAACGTAAGCTGACCAAACCAAACCAAACCAAACAACCAAACCCTTTTTTATTCCACTTACCTTTTGTTATTTATTGTCTGACGAAGACGCTAGTATTAATGACGTTAAAGAACAACCTACAACAGTAACAACAAACAATACAACAACAACAACGACAACAACAGAACCAGAGACACTTACGGTTAACGTAGACAAGAGAACCCTAGAATTAATACGTGAACGAATGGAGGGTAAGTATAACCAGTTTTGGGGAGATGTTATTGACGATGAGCAAAAGCGAACAATCGAGATAGCCGACAAACTAAGCCCTGGTAAATTATTCACAATAAACGGTAAGGATTATACATTCAAAAACGTAGGAATAAAGAAATGGCGTGAGCTAACAAACCTGAAAACAAAGGCTGACGCAGAAAAAGACACGACAAAAAGCACTGACCTATTAACTGATTATTATCTCCAAATGTTACAAACCTTCTTTGATATGACTGAGAATGAAGCGGATATGGTTCCACCAGGCGAGGCTAGGATGGTGGGTGATGCAGCAGTATACAGGATACTACATCCCGTCCCTTTACATCCAGAAAAATTAAAACTTGGTTCTATGCACACACAGTCATAACAAATCCAACAGAAGAAGAACTCTGGTGGATTAATTCATATCTTTACTTTACTCAACTACAACGTCATAGATGGGAAATAGAACAGCGGGAGCCATACGCCGACGAGCCAGAGGGATTGATGATAATGATGAGATATAAAAACGATAGAGAACGGATGGACTACGAGAAAGAAAAACAGAAACAGGACGCCGCAGTTAGGAAGGCTAGCAGGTAAATCAACATAATGCCGTATACCATAAGAGTAGACGTATCACAAGTCACCCAGCTATTATCAAGGGTTAGTCAGGCACTTACAAGTGATGTTCCACAGAAGGCTTTAACCGCTGGTGCAAATGCGTTAGTATCATCTGCAACTGCAACTGTTCCAGTTAGAACAGGCCATCTAAGATCTAGTATTAGTGCTGGTCAAGCATCTGCTGAGGAAGTTGAGGTAGTAGCAGAGGCAGAATATGCGGCATTTGTAGAGTTAGGAACGTCTAGAATGTCAGCACAACCATATATGAAACCAGGAATACCACAGGCAACACAGGCTTTAGTTAATACGGCATTGCAGGAAATAAGAAATATTACAGGATAACCAAGTAATGTCTAGCGCTACTGTTACAGTTAATTTTGTTGCTACTGGGGCCGAGTCAATTACTTCTGCAGCACAGCAAGCCAACTCTGCATTAAATCAGCTTGGTGGAACATCATCAAGCGTAGCTGGTCAGCTAGGAAATCTAGGAAGTAAAGAAGGGACAGCGGCTAATTCTGCGCAGCAGTTAGCGGGTTCATCTAACCAGGCTGGCGGCGCTTTTCAGAGCGAAGCAAACTCCGCTAACCAAGCTGGTAAATCCGTAGACCAATCAGGATCAGCAGCACAAAGAGCGGAAAAATCTCATGCATCATTTGCAAAAACACTCTCTAGTCTAGCGTCAGGCGTAGCTGGGGTAGTTGGTGGTATTATTGGATTAGTTGCAAGTTATACCAACCTAGAAAAAGCTCAGTTAGGAGTAGATAGAGCCAGCACTAAACTAACTCAGGCCCAAGCAGCAGAACAAAAGGCTAGAGATAAATTAAACGCTCTAGTAAAAGCCGGAACAGCCGGATCTGCTGAATTAGCAGCAGCGCAAGCAAAACTCCAAACAGCACATGCAGCAGTAGGCACGGCATTAGCATCAGAACAGAAAGCGCAAGAAGCTGTTAACAAATTACAGGCTGAGGGAAAAACAGGAACTGCTGAATATGCTGCGGCATTGGCTAGACTAGATGCAGCTCATGCGAGAGTAGCAGCAGCAAAGGCCGCAGAAACAAAGGCACAAGAAAATCTTAACAAGATAATCAGGGAGGGTAAAACAGGCTCGAAGGAATATCAGGACGCTCTTAAAGCTGTCCAACTAGCCCATGAGAAAGTAGTTAACGCAGAGGAAGCCCTTAGACTAAAGCAATCCAATCTTAATGAAAGAGTTGCAGACTTTGCAACTAACATCCTACCAGAAGTTATTTCAGTGGGATCCGGAGTAGCGGGAATATTTACAACACTTGAAGGTCATTTTGGTAAACTAGGAACAGGAACAAAAACAGCGGCAACAGGTTTACAGGAAGCAAGCACAGCAGCGGGAGGACTAGGAACATCACTCAAAGGTATATTACTCAACCCTTTTACTATAGCATTAACAGCGGCTTCTATTGTTCTAACAGCAATCGCAACTAATGCATTTGGATTTAGGGATGCATTAAACGCAGTAGGTAAGGCAATCGGTGACGCTTTTCCTGTGCTTAGGCCCTTACTAAACCTAATCGAAGGGATTGGAGCTAAGTTTGGCTTGGCAGGTAATAGTGTAAAAGATGCTGACGGCCTGATTAACAGGTCGTTAAAATCGATGAGTGATGGCTTTAACGCCTTTGTAAATACAGTAACCCCAGCAATGAACGCTGTTAAACAAAATGTGGGTAATGCTATAGACTTTGTATCAAAGGGTTTTGAGACATTCAAAACCCAGTTATTAAGCGGTGATTTTGCTGGGGCTATACAAACAGCGGTCGGCGGCGTAATTCAAGGCTTACAGGGAGTAGGCCAACAAGTAAAGAAGACGTTCATAGACGATTTTAGACCAGCAGTAGACGAAGCAGTAAAGAACATTAGAAGGTTTCATCCTGAGTTTGCCCCATTAGCAGAAAACTTTAGAGGCTTTACAATAGCCGCACAACTAGCATTTCAAGGTGATTTCAAGCGAGCGATAGACGTAGCAGTATTCAATCTTAGAGATTTTGGAAATAGTCTTGCTCAATTCATAACTGGGCCTGTTAAGAATTTTGCAGATCAGTTAGGTGCGACAATGATATCTG